AAGTTCAACAACTGCTCCATCTCCTTTAAGATTCCCTTTGACCTGATTCAAGAGTTTGAAGAGCAGCATGAAAAGTGTCTTGCTTGGGGGGCTAACAAGCTCAACAACAAGCGCCACGAAAAGGCTCTACCCAAATGGGATGAAGAGGGAACGGTTAAGTTCTCCTATGGTGGAGACTCTAATCACCCTATGTTCCCCTGGGTAGACACAGATGGGGCACCGATTGACTTGGACACTCCCATTTGGAAGGGCACAGTAGTTAGGCTGATCATCGACCTCAAACCCTACGTCTACAGCAACAAGGCTGGTTCATCCCTTAAGGTTAAGGGGGCACAGGTCATCAAGCTGGTCTCCAGTGGGGGTGGCATTGATGCCGGTGACCTTGAAACCGAAGATGTTGCGGCGCTCTTTGGAAAGTCGGAAGGCTTTAAATCCAGCAGCCCTAACTACAAACCACCTCAAGACACCGAGCTTGAGGATGATGAGGATAGCGACACCCTACAAGACTGGGGCTCTATTCCCTTCTAATGCCAAACTACCGGTCCCGGCTTGAAGAAAGGCTGGCCCGGTGGCTGGAACTTAACGATCACCCCTTTGAGTATGAAACCCTTAGACTGCCTTACACCCTTGAGTCAGTCTATACCCCAGATTTCATTCTTCCTAATGGGGTGATCATCGAGGCGAAAGGTTGGTTTAAACCTGAAGACCGCCGCAAAATGTTGGCAGTCAAGAAAGCTCACCCTGATCTTGACATACGTCTGGTCTTTCAACAACCACATAACACGTTGTCCAAAACATCCAAAACGACCTACTGTATGTGGGCCGACAAGTACGGATTTCTTTGGGCACCATCTCACAGTATTCCCTCCGAATGGTTCCAGTAGACGACTCCGAATTCGTTTGCCACCAACCCTGCCCCAGCTGCGGGAGTAGTGATGCCAACAGCCTCTATTCAGATGGCCATCAGCATTGCTTCTCCTGCGGCTACCACACAGGCGCTGCCGGTGAGCAAATCACAAGCCTCCACCAACCCACCCGCATCTACATGGACTTCACTGGGGAAATCATCCCCCTCAAGACCAGGGCAATTACAGAAGACACCTGCAAAAAGTTCAACGTTCGTTACGATGCCTCATCACGAAGCATCCGATTCCCCTACTACACACAGGCTGGCCAACTGGTCGCCTTTAAAAGCAGGGACTCCGACAAGGACTTCAAATGGACAGGCAAAAACGAAGACCACACCCTCTTTGGACAGCAGCTCTGGGGACAAGGAAAGTCTGTTGTTGTTACTGAAGGTGAGCTTGATTGCCTCTCAGTGCATCAGGCCCGCCCTACTTGGCCAGTCGTCAGCCTGCCTAATGGTGCTCAAGCTGCCAAGAAAGCCCTCCAGCATCAGCTGAAATGGCTCATGGGCTTTGATGAGGTTGTCCTGCTGTTCGACAATGATGATGCTGGTCAGATGGCAGCACAAGACTGTGCGACCCTCTTACCTCACGATAAACTTTTCATTGCAATTACATCCCCCTACAAAGACGCCAATGAAGCATTGGTCGCACGAGACACCGATGCCATCCGTCAAGCGATCTGGAACAAGAAAAGGTACAGTCCCAAAACCGTTATCGACGGACGAGACCTCTTTGATCTCGCTACTAGGCCCCTCCGTGGTCGGGACGCTAATTGGCCTTTCCCTGCCTTGGATAGTGTTACTGGCGGCCTTCGACGCGGCGAGTTGGTTACCATCACAGCCGGATCCGGCGTCGGTAAATCGACCTTCTGTGGTGAGGTAGCCCAGTGTTTGATTGATCAAAACCAAAGCGTGGGTTACATTGCCCTTGAGGAAAACCTTCAAAGAACCTCCCTTCGGTTGATGTCGGTCAAAGCAAACAAACCCCTACACCTCAACAATGAACTTCCGGAAGAACAACTCCGAGCTGCGTTTGAATCATCGCTTGGCACTGGTAGGGTTTTCCTGCGAGATGGTTTTGGTTCTGTGGACCCTGATGCAATTCTCTCCGACTGTCGCTTCATGGCTCTCGCCAAGGAAGTTGGTTGGATCATCCTCGACCACTTGTCGATCCTTATGTCGGGCAACGAGTCCCATGATGAAAGGAAACTCATCGACATCACGATGACCAAACTCCGTTCCTTTGTGGAGGAGACTGGTGTTGGTATGTTGCTTATCAGCCACCTCAAGCGCCCTCAAGGTGATAAGGGGCACGAAGATGGTCAGCAGGTCAGCCTTGGGCAGCTTCGGGGGTCGCACTCAATCGTGCAGCTCTCCGATATGGTCATTGCGCTGGAGCGAAACCTCAGCTCCGGAGAAGACCACAGCAACATCCGGGTTCTAAAGAATCGATTCAATGGGCACACCGGACCAGCAGGCACCGTTAGGTTTGACACATCAACGGGCCGTATGGTTGAGGATCTGACAGCAGCCTTCACTTCCACCCCATCTACTGAGGATGATCCATTTTGAGACTACTCTTTGACGTTGAGACTAACGGCTTACCCCGCCAAGGTCTTGACCGAATTCATTGCCTAGTCATTAAGGATCTGGATACCAAACAAGTGTTTAGGTTCAACGACACAGGTAAGGGGCGGCCCATCACGGAAGGCGTCAACCTTCTTGTGGAGGCGAAGCTTCTTGTTGGGCATAACGTTGTCTACTTTGACCTTCCCGTTATTAAAGGTATCTACCCCTTCTTTGAATATGACGGTGATGTGATCGACACCCTGATCCTTAGCCGCTTGTTCTATCCGGACATCCTTAACCGGGACTTTCGGAAACGTGCTATTGGAATGCCGCCAAAGATGTTTGGGCGTCACAGCCTAGAAGCGTGGGGGTATCGTCTTGGGGAATACAAAGATAACTTTGCCAAGACAACTGATTGGGCTGCTTGGTCCCGAGAAATGGAAGATTACTGTGCCCAAGACGTGGAAGTATCGGAAAGCCTATTTCAAGTCTTTGAACCAAAGATCCAGAAGTACGGCCAATCCATTAAACTAGAACATGAGTGTGCCACAATCATGGCCCAACAAGAAACCCTTGGCTGGCCCTTTGATGTAGCTGCTGCTGAACGCCTTGAGGGTGAACTACGGGAAGAGTCGGATAAGCTGGCAGACGCCATGCGAGCCACCTTTCCATATGTTGCTGGTAAGGAGATGACTCCAAAGCGAAACAACTCTACCAAGGGTTACTTTGCTGATGCCCCCTTTACCAAGCTGGCTGAGTTCAATCCCACAAGCCGCGATCATATTGCCTGGACCTTTCAAACATGGAGGGACTGGACACCGGAAGAGTTTACAGAAACTGGTCGCCCTAAGATTGACGAATCAGTGCTGCTGGCTCTTGGTACGGCAGAAAGCCGCACCTTTGCCCGTCTCCTTGAACTACAGAAGGCCATCGGTCAAATCTCGGAGGGCCAAAACGCCTGGCTTAAACAGGTCACTAAGGCTGGCCGCATCCACCACGTATGTCAACTTGCTACCAACACGGGCCGCAATGCTCACAGTAGACCCAACCTCGGGCAGGTAAGCTCCGACCCTCGTTGCCGTGCTTTATTCCTTCCAGGGAATGGGTTCGTTCAGGTGGGGGCAGATGCTTCGGGCCTGGAGTTGCGGATGCTTGGTCATTACCTAGCCTTCTTTGATGGTGGGCGCTTTGCTGACATTGTGGTCAATGGTGACATCCACCAGATCAACGCTGATGCTATTGGGGTAAGCCGTAAAGCAGTCAAGTCCATCACCTATTGTTTTATCTACGGTGGTGGTGATGAGAAGCTAGGCACAACAACAGACCCACTGCTCAAGGGTGACAAAGCCAAGCGCCTCGGTAAAGAGATTCGCCGCAAGTTTACGGAAGCCATTCCAGGACTTGACGGATTACTTAAGGCTGTATCCAAAAAGGCTGAGGGTGATGTTCTCAAAGGCCTAGATGGGCGACCCATCCGTCTTCAAGGTAAAAAACACGCTGCCCTAAACTACCTCCTTCAATCGGCTGGAGCAATCGTCTGTAAAGCTTGGGTGGTTGAAACCCATCATGCCATCAAAGAAGAGGGCTTACAGCTGGGCATTGATTATCAACCGCTTGGCTTTATCCACGACGAGCAACAACTAGCCGTATCACCCACACATGTCGAAAACGTTGAAATCATCCTCACCCACACCATGCCCATCGTCGGGGAACACCTCGGTCTCAAAGTCCCCCTCGCAGCCGAAGCAAAGCATGGCTCAAGTTGGGCGGACTGCCACTGATACGCAACTGCGCATCGATGCTGACTTCTTTGCTTATCGCACATGTGCTAGCAACGAAACCGAACTTAACTGGGGCGATGATCTGATCACAATTGCTTCCAACTTTAAGGAAGTAATTAAAACCTTCAACAGCGAAATCACAAGCCTCAAACGTCGCTTTGACACTGAGTCGGTTGTGCTGTACTTTTCAGACAGCAAGAACTTTCGGAAACTTGTTGACCCAGACTACAAAGGCAAACGCACTAAACGCAAGCCCGTAGGATACAAGCGCCTGCTTGACTGGTGTGCAGCCAACTACCGAGTAGTGCGTTATCCAATGCTGGAAGCTGATGATGCACTTGGATTGGAGTGTCACCTTGACCCCTCCGATTTCGTATTGATCAGCCCTGACAAGGACATGAAACAGATCTCCTGTCGCCTCTACAATGGCGATGTGGAGGTCAACGTGACCCCTGACGAAGCCGACTACTGGTTCTGGACCCAAGTCATCACAGGAGACCCTGTAGACGGCTACAAGGGCATCCCAGGGGTTGGTGCGGTAGGGGCTAAAAAGCTCCTGGATACCGCCGAAGAGATCTGGCCTGCCATTGTGGCTGGCTACGAAAAAGCGGGACTTACGGACGAGGATGCCCTACGCAATGCTAGACTTGCCCGGATCCTTCGCCCAGGTGAATACAACTCCACTACTAAGGAGCCCATCCTATGGACCCCACCAACTACCTGATTGTCATTGACCTGGCTGCTATTCTGATCTTCGTTTATTACCTTGACCGCAATGTCTTCCATGCTTTGGGCCTTGTGCTATCCGGATTACCGACAAAGATCTCTGAACTCTGGTTCCGGTGGTCTATCAGCATCCGGCTCTGGCTTGACCAAAAAGCCCTCAACAGACGAGGACCCGTGGGGCGACTCTGGAACGAGTACACCCTCTGGCGAATCCAACACAACCCTGCCTACCGTGACTTCTTCCACCCCGACAACAAAACATGATCCTGCCCATTACCAGCGTGGCCGCATCCAGGTTTGGGATTTTGTTGTGGATCAGCAGCTGGATTTTTTGGCTGGCAACTGCGTTAAGTACATCTGCCGTGCTGGCCATAAGGATTATGAATCCGAACTCGACGACTGGCTTAAAGTAAAAGCTTACGTTGAAAAGAAGATCAGCACCCTTCAACAGTCCCGCAACCGATGAAGCACCTAGAACAAGCCCTCCAGTTTCGAGTGGCTATGGGTCAGCCCGTGGCTACTACGGACGAACTCGTTCATGAGCTCCAGCATTCCCTGATTAGGGAAGAATGGGACGAGTTTGATACAGAGTTCATGGCTGAGTTGGAGGACGGTACCCTAGAAAACCAACTCAAAGAATTAGCTGACTTAACTTACGTTTGCTACCAATACGCTGCCTCCCGTGGATGGGACCTCGATACAGCCCTGGACAGGGTACACGAGTCCAACATGAGCAAACTGGTTGACGGCAAACCAGTTAAAGATGACAACGGAAAGGTCCTTAAGGGACCCAACTACAACCCTCCTATTCTTACCGACCTACTATGACCCCCTCTGCTGACTTCAAAGACACCACATCCACTATCGCCCGGACTGGACGTGTCCAAAACTGGATCGACAACCCGGAATCCCGTCTGCCCGTCAGCTGCACAGTCTTTGTTGTGGAAGACAGCATGGAAGGGCCGGAGGGTATTGAAGCCTCTTGGCGCTTTGCCTCTCACGCCCTGCGCAATGGTGCTGGCTGTGCCATTCATTTGAGCAAGCTTCGTGCTGAAGGAGCCGACAATGGACGAGGCCTTACGGCATCCGGGCCTGTGTCGTTTGCCAAAATCTACTCCTCCCTTAATGAAACTCTACGACGTGGAGGTCATTATAAGAATGGAGCGGTAGTAATCCACCTTGATTATACTCACCCAGACGCCCTCCAATTTATCAAGGCCAGTCGTACTGAACTTCCGTGGGTCAAGCGTTGTCTGAATGTCGATTCAGGATTTCTCTTAACCGCCTCGGAAGAGCTGATCGAGGCCACCCTTGATGGAATTAAAAAGGGCGACATCTGGCTAAACAAAATCCGCTACGATGAAAACGGCCAACGGATCTACGGTAACGTCTGCCTTGAAGTGTACCTTACATCGCGGGGAACCTGCCTTCTCCAACATGTTAACCTTGGCGCCTGTAACCCAGAAGATTTGCCTGCTGTGTTCACCGAGGGTATGTCTCAACTCGTTGACTTGCACAGCCGCACAGGAGTTGGAGAGACTGGAGAATATCTCTCGCCTGCCATTGATAAGCAGGTTGGTCTCGGGGTCTTGGGTCTTGCAAACTTCTTGGCACAGAACAAGGTCAGCTATAAGGACTTCGGACTCGCTATTGATCGGTATTACCGAGCCAACCCAGATTCAACTCAACGAGCGGACACCCTTGTTGCATACCTTGCAGCGGGTATTGACGCTGGTGCTGCTGTTGCTCGCAGGGCTGGGATGTGCCGTGCGTTCGCTATCGCCCCGACAGCGTCTTGTAGTTATCAGTACACTGATCTTAGGGGGTACACTACAACCCCAGAGATGGCTCCTCCTATCAGTCGTCATGTTGATCGTGATTCTGGCACGTTTGGAGTTCAGTCCTATGACTATCCGCCGGACTGTGAGATCGCGTCAGAAGTAGGCTGGGAAGACTACAAGCGAGCTGTTGATGGTGTGGTGCGTATGTATCGAGACACACTGTTATTCCACGGGTACAGCTACAATAGCTGGAGTGATGTTGTTACATACGACAAAGCGTTCCTACGTGCGTGGATTGCTTCACCACAGACATCGCTTTACTACGCCCTTCAAGTAAGCCCTGACACACAAGCCAAGGATGACGCTATGTCTGCCCTTGATGAAGACTTCCGTGAGTTCTTCAACTTCGAAGAGGATGCGGATCCTGACTGTAGATGCCCAGTCGAACAGCCTATTAATGAACCTTGCATCCCCTGCGGAGAATGACTACTTTCCTTTCCCCCTATGACCAAGTCGTGTCCCGTAAGCGTAAGTGGACACCTGTTGCTGTTAAAAAAGGCAAACTAGTTGATGGTTCTGAAGAAGCAACTTACCGAGCTCTTGCCTTACGCATTCTCGAGCTTCCCGTTTCTGAGTTCCTCCGTCAAGGGTTGGAAAAGGAACTACCCAAAACCCCCGGTGTTATGGAAGCCCTGCAATCCAATATCTTGGATGAAGAGCGCCATGACCAAGCTTTTGAGTATGTAGTTGCTGCTCACGGATCCGATCAAAAAGCCGACATTGAAGGGCGTCACATCCTCAAGGCCTGGATGGCTGCGCCAGAACACCCCCTTCTCAAGGCCGCTATTCTTGAACGCAGTGTCTTCTTCGTCCTCCTGCCCTTCTACCGATTCAACGGAGATGTCGGAATCAGAACCACAGCAGCGGATGTGTCCCGTGACGAACAGACCCACGTCGCAATCCACTCGATGGTCTGCTCCGAGCTGGGCCTCAAGTCCACACCAAGCCTCAATCGATTACGCAGAGCGACTGTCGGATGGGTAGTTGAGGGGTTAGGTAGGTCTACGAACAAGTACCTCGATAAGGACTTTTGGCTAAGCCAATCTGATTCCCTTTATGAACGGGGTAAGGCCCCAGGATTGTCCGACACCCAACGTGCGCGGATGCCTGCCTTCTTTGAAGCTTCTAATACGGACCTTCCTCAATATGGATGAAATCACCTTAGCTGAAGTCTCCAGCGAATTCTCGAAGCGTCCATTTGAAGCCATCATTGCTGAGCTTGAGCTGGCATACCCCGATATTCACCCCCGCATTCGACAAGATGACTATCAACAAGGATTTAACGCGGGGGCCATTGAGGTTATCCGCAGACTTAAGGAGCTGATATAATGGCCGCTGCACAAGGCTTTGGACCGATATTAACACTCCTCAACAAACAGACTGCAGAAAACAAAGCTAAACCAAAAGAGGGAACGCCCACAAAAACACCCACCATTGCGGAAACTCAAGCCGAGACCAAGACTTACCTTGACACGATTGGGGCGCAGCAAAAAACGCAAGCTGATAGCTACCTGGCTTTGCTACAACAGCAGACAGCTTCGTACGAGCAGCAAAGCGCATCCCAGGCGGCTGGCCTTAATTTTCTAATAAGCAGCATAACCTCGCAGTCCGAAACGCAGGTCAAGAATTATGAAAAAATGCTTGCTCGGGTAACCGACCAGCAGAATAGTCAGATGGCATCCCTGCGTGGGATTTATGATACTCAAAATCAGCAATCTGAAAGTGTAATTGCTTCCTTACAAACGACCATTGAAAAACTATCTCGGCCAACCAAGCCCCCCACAATTGACGTGGATACGTCCCCTGCGGTAGTGGGTATGAATCAAGCCGCTACTCAATCCCGCAAACGCCAACGTCTCGGCACTCAAGGTGGAGTTAAGTCTCCACGTCAAACAGGCGCCCTTGGCCTAGCAATCGGTACTTAACCAATGAATGAAAACTCATCGGCATCCGACCGCTACATGCAGTTGTCGTCAGATCGGACAATATTTCTTGACACTGCTCGAGAGTGTGCAGCAGTCTCATTGCCTTACTTGATTCCGCCAACTGGAGCATACAGCGGTCAAAAGCTGCTTACTCCTTGGCAATCCATGGGGGCTAAAGGTGTCAATGTGATGGCAAGTAAGCTAATTCTAAGCTTGTTTCCCGTCAACACTAGCTTCTTTAAGCTTCAGATCAATGATGGTGAGTTCACCAGGAATCCACAAATTGATGCCAAAGCAAAGACTGAGATTGATCAATCACTATCACGCATGGAGCGTGTGGTCAATCAACACCTAGCGGAATCCAACGATAGGGTGGTGATGTTTCAGGCAATGAAGCATCTGGTAGTGGCGGGTAATGTCCTTGTTTATCTTGGACCTAAGCAAGCTAAGATCTACCCCCTTGATCGCTTTGTGTGTAGCCGCGATGGCAATGGCGAACCCATCGAGATTCTGACTGTAGAGTCGATACATCGGTCGCTGCTGCCTGAGGACTTCCAACAAAATCAAGAAACCCGCCCGAATCATACAGCTACTGAGACGCAAAGTCCGGTATCCGATGTTCTTGTTGGGGAAGAGGAAGTGGCTGTATATACCTGGGCTAAACTCATCAATGGAAAGTGGAAGTGGAGACAAGAGGCAGATGGCGCCATCATTCCTGGAACGGAAGGTTCTGCTAACAAAACCCAAACCCCTTGGCTTCCACTACGCTTCAATGTGGTCGATGGTGAGGACTACGGACGCGGCAGGATCGAAGAGTACCTAGGAGACCTAAAGTCCCTGGAGGGCCTCATGCAGGCGCTTGTAGAGGGGTCTGCGGCTTCAGCAAAGGTTGTCTTTTTGGTAGCACCATCCGCCACAACCAAACCCTCTGATTTGGCCAAGGCTCGTAATGGTGCCATGATTACCGGTCGTCCTGAGGATGTATCGGTAGTTCAGGTGGACAAGCGAGCGGACTTCCAGACTGTGCTTCAGATGATCAACATTCTCCAGCAGCGTCTCTCTGAGGCCTTTCTGGTAATGAATGTTCGTGACTCGGAACGCACTACTGCCGAAGAGATTCGAGCCACTCAACAGGAACTCAACGAACAACTAGGAGGCAACCTAGGCAACCTGACAACAGAACTGCTTCAGCCGTACCTACGTCGCAAGCTGTTCATCCTTCAACGTGAACGCCAACTGCCACAACTGCCAAAGGGCATTGTCTTCCCAACCATCGTCACTGGCATTGAAGGCATTGGTCGTGGTCAAGATCGTGATGCTCTTGCCATCTTCCTGACCACCCTTCAACAAACACTTGGCCCGGAAGCTATCCAACGATTTGTCAACATGGAGGAGGTAACCAAACGGTTGGCTGCTAGTGTGGGCATTGATATTCTTGGATTGATCAAGACACCGGAAGAACGTCAAAGCGAACGTGATACAATCATGGCTGATCAAGAGCAGCTCTCTCTGACTAATCAAACTGCTCAAATAATGAAGGCACCAGTCTTTGATCCAGCCAAAAACCCAGACGCAATGAATGAACTCAATGGCCAACAAAACCAACAAAACGCAGGATCAGAAGGCGGACCTAGTCCCAGTATCTGATCCAACACTAACCCCCATCAGTGAAGCGGTTGAAGTTACGGCGGATGCGGTTACCCTTACGACCAATCTAACCCCACGTGCCAAGCTGGCAGGTAACCCCACCGTAAAAACCAAAGCCGCTAAACCCAAGATTGGGACTACCAACAAAATCACCAAACCTACCTTTGGCGTCGTTCGCGGCGTCTACAACTGATATGCCTGAAGTTACCTTTGATTCGACAGACAACCTTGACGTTCAGGCTGCGCAAAAGGCATCCGAGGCTCAATCGCTAGCCATTGGTGAAAAGCTCATCAATGACCAAGAAGCAGATGAGACAGCTCTTTATGATAAAGCGCGTCAAGATGCTGAGAGTCAGATTCGTTATGCAAACAAATTCAAGTCTGCTGAAGACATGGAGAAAGCATACCTAGAACTGGAAAAGAAACTAGGCCAACCCAAAACAGAAACTCCTAATGATGAGGATGTTGAGGATGAGGATGCTGAACAGTCTGATGACACCGCAGAAGTGCGGGAAGAAGAAGGGCAGCAAGGGAACGAGCCCGAAGAAGCACCTAAGGCAGCCCTGACTCTAGACGAAGAAAAGGCAATCCTTGAAACGGTTGGCGGACAAGAGTTCTACAATCAAGCCGTTCAATGGGCAGCAACTAATCTAAGTCCAGACGAGGCAACGGCTTACGATGCCATCCTTGCTTCGAGGGACAAACACATGGTTCAATTTGCGGTAAGCTCTTTAGTTCAACGCTTTAAGTCGCAGGGTGAATTTGATGGTGCCCCCATTTCCGGTAAAGCGGTACGAGGTCAAGGCGTCAAACCCTTCCGTTCACAAGCCGAACTTGCTCGAGCCATTGGTGATCGCAAATATCAGTCGGACCCTGCCTACCGCATTGACATCGAGCAGCGTCTAGCTGCATCAGGCGACCTCCTTTAACTTCTATCCTTCATGGCTAACAAACGCA